CATACGTACCAGATGGCGCAGTGATATTCCCAGTCGGCCCCGAGCCACCTGCTCCCGCAGGGCTCATGTAGTTACTCCATGCTGTATAACTAGGCGAGTACCAACTTATGCCGCTTTGAGTAGTGGATTCTCTACGCAGGAAAGTAGTAAATACATAAGCAGAGTTTAAAACGCTCGTACTCGCCGGGTCAACGTAATACCCGGTGTTGTTGCTGTCGTAGAAAATGGGGGCGCGATAATCTCCACTGGTGGTGTACGTGCCCGTACCGCCAGTCTTGTTGGTCAGGTTGTTGTAGTCAACCGATCCGGCAGAACCTGCGCTGCCGGTAATATTGATACCCCAAGTACCCGAGGCGTTACTCTGCACAGCCGAAGTAACCGCAGAAATACCTGCTTTGCGATAAAAATTATCTCCGCCGTTGGTGTAGATCAGTTGGTTGATTGTTCCCGCTTCACTGTTCGGGCTACTACTGTTGATGTAGTAGAAATAGGTGTAGCCATTGGCATCTGACCGACCAATGGTGTTGGCGTTACCAAAACTTGTACCCGCAGCAGGAACCGCGCCGTAGGAGCCCCAATTGGTGGCAGTCGTTGCAGTGGTTGCACTTGTTGCAGATGTAGCCGTCGCCGCGTTGCCGCTGATTGAAATGCCCCACGTCCCACTCGCGTTCGTGCCGGTCGTGCTTGGCGCACCAATAGTGTTGTAAGAGACGGTCAGGGCACCGCTGCCGTTGAAGCCGTTGCCCGATGCCGCACCCGCGCCGCTGTTGTTGAACGTGACGGAGTTGCTGACCTGCGTGGCCGTGGTCGAGGTTGTGGAAGTCGTCGCAGTCGCGGCGTTACCCGTGATGTTGATGTTCCACGTACCAGAAGCACCAGAGCCGGTCACAGACGGGATGTCGGTGCCGATCACCAGACCCAGATTGCTGCGGGCTCCAGAAGCATCCGTCGCGCCCGTGCCGCCGTTGACCAACTGAAGCGTGCCGCTGACATGCGTCTGAAGACCAATCTTGCCCCAGGCAGGAGCCGTGCCCACACCACCCGAAATCAGGGCGTTGCCAGTGGCTACGTCAGCCAGTTTGGCCAGAGAAGTCGCCCCGTCTGCGTACAGCAGATCGCCCACCGTGTAGGACGTGATACCGGTGCCGCCGTAGGCTACACCAATCGTTGAGGCATTCCAAGTGCCCGCCGCAAGCGTGCCCACTCCGGTGATGCCGGTGTAGGAGCCAGACAGCCGAGCCACAGGCAACGTGCCCGAGGTGATGTTCGATGCGTTGGTCGTGTCCGTCGTAGCCGACGCAGCCAGTCCTGACACCGCACCCGCGCTGATGGCGATGCCGGTATTGGTTACGCTCGTGACCTGCCCCTGCGCGTTCGTGACAAACACGGGAACCTGTGAGGCGGTGCCGTATGTGCCAGCCGTGCCGATGTTGGCAATGTTGAACGTGTAAGACGGAGACTCGCTCAGCCCTGTGCCTGCCGTGTAAGTGATCGGCGCAGAGAACTGCTGAAAGACAATCGCTGTTGTGCCGATGGTGATCGGAGGGGGAGTCTGCTGGACCCAAGCGGTGTTGACGTTGGCCGTGCCGCTGGTCACCAAGAAAAAGTCACCCTCGTCGATCTGATCGACCCCTGTACCAACGGAGTCAAAGTCTGTAGCGCGGGTTAGGATAAAGGGCGCACCGGGCGAGGAGTTACCTGCCTGAGTTAGCGTATACACGCCGTTTTGCGCGCCGTCAGCTTGGTTCTTGATCAGAATCCGCGTGCCGTTGTCCGCAGGTGAAACGAACGTGTAGCCGTCAACCGTCAAAGCGCCGTTGGCGTTTGCTGTAAGCGTAGCCCCGACACCGCCCGTGCCGTTGTTGTATGTAACAGCAGGCAACGCTGCGGTGGTTGCATACCCCACAGCTTCGTGAAAGTGAATACCCGATGCAATGGCGTCAGCGTACTGCTTGTTAACGATGTCTGTGTTGTTGGTCGGCGTCGTGGAGATCGTGCCCGCCGTGATGTTGGCCGTCGTGATGTTGGCCGTCCCCACCCCGAGCGTGCCGATGTCGAGCACAGTGACAGCGGAGCCCGCTGCATCTAGATAGACCGCACGCTCTGCCGGGTAGGTGACAAATACATCCTTGGTGCCTGCACCAAAGACCACCTTGCTGCCGGAGTTGCTTGACTCAAAGACCGTGGTGCGGGTCAGGGTAGGGCCAGCGGTCGTGTACGTACCGATACCAACTTCCCAGTCACCCGTGGCTGAGTCGTAGATGGCGTAGTAGGTCGTGTTGCCGTTGCCTATGATGGCAAAAGACTGAAACCCGTAGACCGCCCCGCCAAGCGTCAAGTCGGCGGTGCCCGTCGTAGTGGTAACTTCCTTGACCCGATCTTTTACGACAAGTGCCATTTTTGGTATCTCACGATTGGGTTTTCACGACGTTCCAGGGAGTGCTCTGGGCATCGTTAATTGTCGTCCATCCGGGGTTCTGCGGGTTGGATATGGTGCCCCAGTTGGCGTTCTGCGAGTCGTTAATGATTTCCCACAGAAGCCGCGCAGTGATCACATCCACTGCAACCGCGCCGTCAGTGACGATAGCAAAGAATGTGGCAACCGCCAATACAGAATCAGCCGCAGTGGCCTGCTCGGCAACCGTCGCGTTAAAGATAGACGGGGCAACAAGCGTGCTGTCCGAAGCCGTCGCCAACTCAGACACCAAAACGGCAAACGCCACGGATGCTGCGACAGTTTCTGATGCCGTTAAACTCTCGTCGATGAAGACGTTGTAGGTGAGGGTGGCAACAAACGTGTCACTGCCGGTAGCCGTCTCTGCTATGGACGCAAAGAACTGCGCCAACGCCTGCACCGCATCCGATGCCTGGGCAGATTCAGAGATTGTCGGAGCAAAGTCGGCCAGAGCAGAAACCGTGTCTGCGGAGGATGCGGCCTCAGATACCGACACCGCAAAGTCCACGAGAGCAGACATGGTGTCTGAGCCCGAAACAGTGTCGGCCACACTGGCCTGAAAATCCACCAGAACTGAAACCTGATCGGCCCCAGTAACCAACTCGCTTACATCTGCCGAGAAGGTGGACTCGGCAACTGCGACCTGATCTGCCGCAGTAATCTGCTCGTTCAGGTTGTCAAGAAAATCGGCGACGGCTGCAAACGCCGCAGATGCCGAAGCCGAATCCTCTACCGATGCATCAAAGGCAACACCGCCCCCCGCCGCAGCAAACGGCGCCTCCGCGAAGGCGGTTACCCCAAACACAAAGCCCTAGCCTCAAGCGGCATCGAGGCTGAAGGTGTAGGTCACATTCAGCGTGTCGCCTGCCACAACCACGCGGTCGCCGGGAGACTGGAAGTCTGCTTCGGAGAACAGCACACCAGACGTGCCAGAGGCCACCGTGCAGAGGAACGCACCGGCCACCGTGCCGCCACCGCCCGTGATGCTGAACTGCGAAGGAGAGGCCGAGTTGCTGATCACCGAAGGATCAGCCGTCGTAGCCGTACCGAACGTCACAGCCTTGCGCGAGCCAGAGTAGTTGGTGAACTCAGTCCAACCAATGTGCGAAGCCAAAGTGTCACCCGCAGCGTAGGCCGTACCCGAGCCGGGGCCAGTCACCAGACCAAGGAAGAATCCAGCCGTGTAAGTGCTGCCCTTGAAGTACTGGGTGTTCATGTCCTGCAAACCTTGGTTGACCACCAAGTTGTGCATCTGGTCTTCCCACTTCAGGTTGCCGTCCTTGTCGAAGCACTGAACGTGGAAAACGCCGCCGCCACGGGCAGCGTCAGTGAAGCCTGTCTTGGCGACAAGACCGGCAGACACAGCGTCTGAAGATTGGGCCTTGGCAATGATCATGATCGCTCCTATGCAATGCGAATGATGGCGTTGGTGCTGTCCGCAACGGGGAACTGCACTTGAAAAGACGTGACAGCGGTTTTGTCACTGCCGAAGTCAAGAACGCAAACAGTGGGGTTGCCCCCACCAACCTTGTAGATCAGCGCCCCACGGCAGGTGAACGCCGCAGGATTCCACGTAGCGTTGGCAAACGACAGGTACGCAACCGTGTTGTTGGGGTCTGGACCAGTCGTGGGCGCTACAGAAACCGTGATGATCTCGCCACCTGCGGTGTAGCCACCACCGGTAGGCACTTCGTTGGCCGAAGTGTATGCAGCCGTAGTCGGCCCAAGCGTGGCCCCACCCGTGTAGAGCGCCATCTTGAACGTGTCAGTGCTGAAGTTGAACTGGCCCGAGGCCATGCCCACCTTGAACTGATTGGTTGCACCCTGGTCGATGGGCATTACTGGACACCTCTATTCTGAGGTAGCGGGGGCACACGGGCCTGTCCGCTGCGGTACGCATCGCTGCGCTCCAGACCATCACCCAGACGCTTGGCCATCGCCAGTGCTTCCATGTACTTCTGGTTGTAGACGCCCATCATGTCTTGCTCACCCTTCATGTAGGTGTAAGCCTCAACCAGTGAGCCGTACAACAAAACGGTGTCGAAGTTGTCGCCCAACCACGTACGCCCATCAGCCGCCACAGTGATCGACTCGGGGTAGTAGTAATAGTGCAACTCGACGTTGTAGACCGCGTTTGGCGTCGGGCCAAGGATGAACGTCAACTCGTCCGTAATTATTGGCGATGGGTCGTTCGTCGTGGTTGGCCCAAACAAAGCGTAGTAGCGCGGAATACCAACATCCGTCGTCGGATTGGGATACGCCTGCCGAATGAAGTTCACGTCCTTGTTCAGCAAGTACTCATAGTCGCCGTTCGGAGCGATGACAGCCAACGAATACGCCGACAAGAAGTCTCCAGGGCAGGAAAGGTACTTGTTGGCCGACGACGTGACACCCGTGACGTTCTTACGCAGAGACGGGAACTGCACCGAGTTGTAGATGCGCTGCTCAGCCTGACGGACGAACACCGGAATCTCCGCCTCAAAGGAGGAGTCTTGGTTCTCCGAATAGGCGATGATCGCCGCTTTCAACTCGTTGTAGTTCACTTTTTGGACTTCCCGCCAAAAATTCCCAAATCAGCCCATCGGGCCGCGAGCCATCGTGCCTTTGGTAGCGCAACCGGTGCCACGAATCTTGATGCCGCTGGTCTTGGTCGGCTTGTACTCGTTGGAGTGCAGGTTGGCCACGGACACGTCCATGCGCAGCGCCTTCTTGATGTCGTCAGCGCCAACAACCGGTGTGGCCACCGGCTTGGGGGTCTTGTAGGTTGCCATGTCAGACACCTTTCTGCTTGCGGCCAGGGTTCATCTGGTTGGCGACCTTGGCCAGACCGCGACCCATCTTCAGCATGTCGCTGTTGGTCTTGCCACCAGCACGCATTCCTTTTACGGCGGGATCGGGATGTGCACCCTTACCCTTGGCCATGTGCTTCTTCAGCATTTCTTTAACGCCTGCCATTTTTCGCTCCTATGCCGTCACAACTGTGACTGTACCAATTTGGATGGTTAATACAAGGTTATTGGGCGTCAGCCCAGCATCGGGGCCACGCGAACCACCAACCGGGTTCCAGCCCCACTGGAAGTCCCGACTGCCTTCGCTCGGGAACCCCACCGCTTCCTGCGTGGTTGCCGTTGTGTCCACAACCTGCAAGCCCGTATTCCCCGACTGCACATAACTCAGATCAGGACGCGGGTTGCGCAAGCCTTGCGGGTCATCGACCGGGTACATGCCCAACTGCAACTGCGGTTGGTCGGGGTCCCAGCACATGGGGCAGACCAAGAGGTTGTAGGTCTTGGTCTTGATAACTTCCTTGCGCAGTTGCGTGAGCTTGAACCGAAAGTCGCAGCGGTCACACTGCGCAATCGCATTCTTGCCTGACGCGAACCGGTTACCCATTTAGGTACCGCTCCCGATGAACATCTGCCGGGGCACGAACCGCACCGCTGCCTTCTCTTGATCCTCACCTGCAGCAGTCTGCCAAGCCTCGTCGTACTGTTCTTTAAGTACCTGCAACCGGCTCAACCCATCAGGCACCTTCAGCGCGATGTAGTACGCCAGACCAGCCACAAGGCAGGGCAAGAAACGAAACGGCACGTCCATCGTCTTGACGCCCCCACCGGCGTCCTGCAGGCGGCGCAGGCGCCAGTACACGAACTGGTAGGTCGTGCCCGGATTTGGCGTTGGCCAGACGGTGATGCTGTTCTTCTGCGACAGGATGATGGCCGCACCAGACGAGTGGCCTGCGGCAGTCGTGCCGCCCTGGCCACGGGCGCAGTTCAGCAGCAACGCCGGGTTGCCGCCACTAGCGGGCTGCACCTCGTTGAATGCAATCAGTTCGTTGTCGATCTTGATGAAGCCAGCGTTGGGCACACCGGCGAGCGAGGTAATTGGGATGGACGTGGTGTTGTCCAGAATGGTGGCCTGCAACGTCCCAGGAAGCACGGAGTCCTGGCCCGACAGCTTCTGAATCCAGACCTGAATGGGTCGGCCTGTGATCAGCTTGTTGGGGATCGTGGCGTAGGTGCTGACGCTGATCCGGGTGATGGTCAGGTCGGCTTGGTTATTGGGGACGTTGGCGTTGGTGCGGATGACGTGGTCGAGCAAGTCCACCGTGTCGTCCGGCAGCGCGTAAGTCGGTTGACCAGTAGCCAGGGTGATGACGTTCTGCTCGAACGTCCACATGTTCACGCCCCGGTTGCCCCAGTCGGCAAAGAGCAAGTTCAGGCTGCGACGGGCCGTGCGCAAGTCATAGCCGGTGCGCATCTCGCCACCAGCACGCTCGAAGGCTTCCTCGACGATCTCATTGAGGTCGAGGTCAAACGCAGCTACGCCTGAAGTTGTCACGTCGGTACGCCTTTAGAGGAAGTTTTATCCCTGAAAGGAGTTTGGTCCTTGACCCCCAACTCCTTGTTGACCGCCAAAACCGCCGCCCATTTGATTCATGAACCCGCGACTACCAAAGCCGCCACCGAACCCACCGCCGAACGGACTTGCGCCACTTTGCGGGTTGTAGCCGCCAAAGCCTTGACCGCCGCCCATCATGGGGTTAAAGCCGCCGCCAAAGCCGCTACCCATGTAAGGGTTGAAGCCGCCACCAAAACCACCAAAACCGCCGCCCATGTAGGGGTTAAAGCCGCCGAAGCCACCACCAAAGCCACCCATCATGGGGTTATAACCCATGCCGTAGCCGCCCATTTGGCTGAACAGACCGCCCAAGCCACCCATGAAGGGGTTGAACTGCGGTTGCTGAAACTGCTGGTATGGGTTGAACTGCTGGAATTGCTGGAATTGCTGATACGGGCTGAACCGCTGTTGCTGCTGCATACCTGCAGGCGGTGAGACAAGGGCTTCAGGCAAATCTTGCGTGCGCGCAGGCGGCGGAACGCGATATTCAGGTAATTTGAGGTTGGCAAGCATCTGCTGACCTTCGGGGGTCATCGCGTCGCTACTCAGCCCGGCATTGCCCGAGGGCATAGAACCAAGAGTTTGACCTCCAACCGTTCTTGCAGCATTAAAGGACGGGAAACCGGGTATCCCCGACACCATTCGGTTGTAATCGTCAACTCGACCTGCGTCACGAACTGCAAGCTGCGGTGTAACCTGAGCCTCTGCGCCCTGCACCATCCCGGGCACACGTGCGCCATAAAACCGCCGCTCAAACTCGGCAATAACTCTAGGGTCGGTACCCGGTGCAAAGCTGCTCATCTGAACCTCGCTGTTTTCTTAGCAATAGCCTTGGGTTGCGCTACAAACTGCTTGCCGGAGGCTTTGCCTGCTCGCTTTGCTCGGGTTGAGGCGGCGTACTCTTGGGGCGAGAGAGCCTTGATCGCAGCTTCTGGAAGGTATCGCTCACCAGTTTTACTAGACGGTTTACCACTCTTGGTCCTCCACTTTTGGGCGGTCCAATCCTTCAGCGACTGCTGAGGCTTTTTAGTCACGGTACCCGCCGCCTTTGGCCTTGTACTGCTTGGCCAGAAGCTGCGCCTTGCGGGCGCTCCACTGACCTGCCGCCGTGCCCTGCGTGGCTTGGCCTTTGATCTTGTTGAACAAAGCCTTGCGCATACCGGGCTTGGTGTAGTTGCCCGCCTCGTTGACCTTGGACTTGGTGGTCCCGCCTTCGGCGTACATGTCAACGTCGTTCGGGTCATCCTTGCGTCGGATGACCTTCTTCTTGGGCATCTTGGAGGGGGCGATTGCCCCCATCCCCCGGCTCGGCATCATGTCAGCACTTGCCGCCGCGCTTCATGCCCAGGGGCTTCGATGCGGCCATCTTGATCATCGTGCCCTTGGTCTTGCCCTTGGTAGCCACGCCATCGCGGCTAGGAGCAGCGGTCTTGACGGTGCCCATCTTGGCAGTCGTGATGCCGCCGCCAGCCATTTTCTTCATGCCCTTCATTTCGGATTCCTCATGTTTGATCATTGACTTAGGAGCACCGGCCTTTTTCATGAAGCCGATCTCCTTCTTCACCATCGCCTTAGACTCTTTCATCTCGCCACCTTCTTTGAATTTGCGGCCCTTGTCCGCTTTCAAGAACTCTGCCCCCACCGACTGGGGAACGCCTGCCTTCTTGGCGAACTTGGGGTTTGACGCCACCGCCGCCATGAACCTGTGCTGCTTACCGCTAACTGAGGGCACTTCGCTGCTCCTTCATGTACGCGTCGAGCTTGCCTTCAAGACGATCCAACCGAGCGATTACCCGGTTCATGTCGTCGTGCACATCGCCCTTCGTGACGTACTCCTTGGCGATCTCCTCTCGCGTACGGTTGAGAAGAATCTGAATACGCTGTACTTCCTCTGTGTGCGACTTGATCACCCACAAGATGATCGCCGACAGGAAGGACAGGATGATGTTCCATATCAGCAGTTCCATGCCCGAAGACTCTTGTTAATCCTCGAATTCGGATCTTTTGCGGTTTTTTCGCTCGTCAACTTCTTTTTCATCCCTTTCATACGGGCGCAGAAAGAGTCGCGGCGTGGCCCGCCCTCCGGCTGTGGAGCCTTCAGTCCGGGCTTCCCTGGATTCGCGGCGTTGTAGGAGGCTCGCCCCTTGGCGTTCAAGCCGCCCTTGGGGTTCTTTCCTTCCTTGCGCTGCCATGCCGGGGTCTTAGCCATAAAAGATCGTCGTGGTGACGTTGCTGACCAAGCCAACGTAGATACCGTTCTCGGCCAGGATGCCCTCACCGGGAATGATCACGTTGAACGCTGTCGGGTTGTACGAGTCGGCCTCCAACAAGAGATCGGCGTACATGGTGACTGCGGGGCTTCCAGTGATGGTGCCCGAAGCAGTGTCCGTAACCGTAAACGTGTTGGCGTTGGATACCGTCACAGAGTACACGTTGGTCGTTGCCGTGCCGCCAGTGCCTGCCGAGAAAGACAGCCACACGCGGTCGCCGGTGGCGAGCCCGTGATTTGTGATGGTCACCGTGACTGTATTGGTCGAACGACCGTACGTGCCGGTCTGAGCCAGATTGTTGGCGTACACCGTGTTGCGCGTGGCAGCACTGGCATTGGCCGAAACAATCGCACCCTTGAGACGCGTACGGTAGGTGACCGCTACACCAGACGCAGCCATGTGCGCTGATTTAACGTCATATTGCATCGCCATGATGCGCTCCTATTAGGTAGCGGTGGTGATGGCAATCCAAGCAGACGCGCCGCGCACATAGATGCGGTCGTTGGTGGTGGTGCCGTCAGTACGCAGGTAAAGCGAACCCTGAGCAGCCGTCACGGTGGGAGCACCGGAGCCAACAAACACGCCCAAGTTTGCAGTAGAGGACATCAGAACTGCCGACATACCGCCTGCTGCGGGAGCCGTGCCGCTGTCAGCGGTCAGATTGCCCGTGGCAGAAACAGAAGTTGCCGTGACCGTGGTAGCCGTAACGGGGCCGCTAATAGCACCAACAAAACCATTATTGGATACAACTGGCCCGCTGAAGGTCGTGGTTCCCATGTGGAACGCTCCTCAAATTGCGCTTGCTGTCTCTGAGGTTAGTCCGCCAAGTCGGTCAGCAAGCAGGTTGAAAATCTTGGGACTGTGTTGAATATAGGCCAAAAAGAAAGGGGGCACAAGGCCCCCTTTCCCGATTTCCGACGCTGATTAGGCGCCAGCAGAACCCCAGATTCCCAGGGGATCAGACCAGCCGAACGAATAACGCTCGCGGGCCTTGTAGCGCACGTTGCCGGTGTCGAAGTCACCGTCCATCGAGGTGGACATGGCCACACGCTCGAAGTGCTTCAGACCGTTGGGCACGTCCGTGGTCAGGAACCAGGCGTTGACGTCGGTCAAGAAGTGGTTGACGGTGAAGCCACCGGGGATCGCACCCATCTGCTTGATAGCGTTGATGTCGTTATCAGCAGTGGCCACGCGCAGTTCGGTGTCAAGCAGACGCTTGGCAACGAACATCAGGCTGGGCGGAATGACCAGCTTGACCGGCTTGGCGGCGATCAGCAGACCGCGTTCGTCCGTCCACGCAGCGATCTGAATCACAGCGTTTTCGAGCGACGTCTCGTTCAGGTCCACTGCCACAGACGGGCTGTTGTAGTTCACACCACCGGAAACCAGGGGGTGACCCACGCGAGCAGCCGAGGAGTTGACGCCGAACAGCGACACGCCGTCACCACCGGGGTAAGCGCCGTTGAAGCCGTTGTTCAGAACGGCAGCAGCCTTAACCTGCTTGGTGTAGGACATCGCACGGGCCAAAGCCTTGGTGTAGCGGGCAGACAGACTGTCATACAGGTTGTCTTCCACTGCTTCCTCGGTGATCGAGAAGCCAAGGGCGATAGTCTCGTGGTTGTAACGAGCGGTGAAGGCTTCCTGCGCATTGTCATACGCGATGGCCTGACCTTCGTTCTTCACCGGAGCGGCACTGAAGCCAGCCAGCTTGGTTTCTTCTTCAAAGGAACGCTCGGACTTCTCAGTCTCGTAGATTTCCTTGTGCTCTTCGCCGTAGCGAGCGTACTCCATACCGAACAGAGCGTTCAGGCCGGGCAGGAGTTCCTTGAGTAGTTGGGCACGAGAAATTGCCATTTCAGATCACTCCTTATCAGGCAACGCCAGTTGCATTCGTGTACGAATGCTGGCCGATGTTGAACTTCACCAACACATCGGTCTTGGCATCGCCAACAGCCGAGAACGGGCCTTGTGCGAAACCGACCAGACGGAAACCCGCAGTGAGGGCTTGCGTCGTGGCGCTCAGTGCCGACAGCGAATTGCCCGAAGTGGTGGAACCACCAGAGCCGTTCGTGCCGTTTTGAGCAGCGGCGAAGAGCATGTTTTGACCCAGTTGAGTCTGCGTCACAGGGCCATCAGCCTGGGCTTGGAACACAGCGCGGTCGTCATCGATGACGTACGCAACGGCGTTCAGCGAACCCGAGGGATAGTACTGCGAGAAGACCGTCTGGCCTTGCGCGTTGACGTACGAGCAGCCCACGAAGACACCGATGGTGCCAGCGGGGAATGCGTCGCCGGTGCCACCAGTCTCAGTCACGAGGCGGATGTAACCGTCAGTGTGGATTTTCACCACTTGGCCGTAGAAGAGGTTGCTCGAATAGCCGGCGGGGTCAATCAGAAACTGACGCGTTTCGCCTGCGTACGGCAGACCGTCAACTCGGTTTACAGCCCGTAGGCCGTAGGGAGCAGCAGTAGATGCCATTTAAGGACTCCTAAGTTACTTTGAACCAGAACCAAACCCACCTCCGCGCGTCGTGCTGGACTTGCGGTCCGAGAACAACGGCATCCGTGGATCATTGTTTCGCATGAAGTGGTTGTCCACTGAGTCCATCTGAGCTTGCGCTTGACGCCCGTAATAGTCGTCCCGTGAGCGTGCGAGTTCAGCGGGCATCTTGCAGAGCATGAGGCCACCAATTTCCACGTTCCCGGTCTTCTCGTTACCCGGCAGCATAAGTTCAGGATGGTCAACCGCCTTCACCGGCTCCCAACCCTCGCGCATCTTTTTGGATACGTTGGTGGGGTCAGACTGTCCAAGGATGTGCGTCGCAACCCAGCGATACACATACCCCGGCTCAGGTGTCGGATCGGGCAGTGAACTCGAAGGTGTGTACACCATACGAGCAGATTTTTCGCGTGACTGCATGTCACGGGGGATACGGTTTTGAGTTTCAGCCATTTTGGTTCTCCAGTTTTGCCACTTGAGCAGCGTATTGCTGCGGGGTCAGGCCCAGCTTTTTCGCCAACGCAACTTGCGTTTGAGTCAGTCGAATTTTTCCGACACCCGTAGTACGAGTGGCGGGAGCCACGACCGTTGTGGGTTTCCTTTGAACCTCAACCGTCTTCGGCTTGTCTTCGTTGCCGCCGAAAATCTCGGGGAACTTTGACTTCATGCGACCGTCAATCTGGTCGAAATACTCATCGGAGCGAGGGTCAACACCCCCGTTGACTAGCTTTTGATGCAGCCCTAGTGCGTAGCTGGTGTATTCCTCAAACCCAGGTTGTCCGAACCACTGGTTTTTTGCCTGCCAGCGCAGGGATTTCTCGTCGGGTTGAACCTGAACTTGCGGTTGTTGCTGAGTTTGTACAGGAATTTCTTGGGTCTGTAAAGCCTGCGGACGGAATCTTTTGGCTTCTTCGACACGATACTTAGCCTCAGCCAGCGATTCCTGAGCCGCAATGATGGCGTCGGTGTCAAAAGACTCCTGCGCCTCCTTGAGCTTGCGGCGGGCCATTTCCAGTTCGGACTCTGCTTCCTTGCGGGCAGAGTTGACCAAAACCTCTTGGCCTTCGTTGTAGCTGCGCTTCAGCCGGTTGTTTTCATCAATCAACTGCTGTGCAAGACGCTCAAGCTCTGCTTTTTCCCGGGCTACAGCCTCTTTTTGACGGCGTTCGTCGTGACGTGCGTGGGTCAGTTCCTTGATCCGCGACTGCACGTTGGCCGAGTAAGACTCGATCTCGTCGTCGGTCGGATCAGCAACCTCCCGATCCAGGGGCTTTCGGCCACGGTCACGCTCAGGCGTGTCGTCTACGACCTCAATCTCGACGTCGGTTTCACCCGAAGCCTCGACTTTGACTTCGTTCTCCCGCTCGTCAGGGAACTTGAACTCTTCTTTGTCAATTGCCATCTTTCACTCCTTCAAGCGCGGGTGAGTCCGCGAGGGTCTTGCACAACAGCATCAACTTGGTCATCGTTGATGAGACGAAACTCCTTGCCGAAAATCTTGAACCGGGTACCCGAATAGGTACGCACCAGCACAAAATCTCCGGGTTTACACCAAGCTCCCGTAGGGAAACGCTCGGGGTCTTTGTAGGCCGAGGGGCCTTGTTTGAGCACGAACAGCACCGTGGTGGCGTGTTCTTCTTGGCGCATGTAACTGTCAGCCTTGATCAGGCTGGAGTTCTCGAACGTGTCTGAAACGTCCGGCACGATGCACAGCAGTTTGTGGCCTGCAGGCTCTGGAAGGGCTGTGGCCTTCTCTTCAGGGGCGAGGTTCTCGTCCTGTTCGTCCTGGGGCTGAATGGTCTTGGGCAGGCTGATGCCTGGGGGGAGGATGATTCCCGCTTCACTCGTCTGCATCTTCGGCTTTCTTTGCAAGGTCAAGGATGTAACGCTCTGCCATCGCCAGACCTTGGATGACGCCGCAGAGCTTCTGGTATTCCTCAAAAGTGCGACACGAACCCCCCGCCAAGTCATCGGCGTAGTTGTTCATGTCGGTGCGTATTTGTTCGCGCAATACGCGTGCGAAGTCTTGGATCACTTACGTGTTCGCTCCTGTTGTTGACGTGCTGCTTCAGCACGGGATTTAGCGATCTCGATGCCCAGCTTGACACCGTCCCGCTCACTGTCAGCCGCCATCTTGGCCTTGTCCTTTTCGATGGCGGAGGCGACCTGCATGCCACGAAGCTGAAGGTCACCCTTGACCTTCTCCTCTTCGAGTGCCTGCTTGTCGGCTTTGGCTGTGGCGTCCACCGCCAACTGCTTCTCTTTAAGCGCAGCTTCCTGCTGAGCCTTCTGCGCCTTGACCTGCATCTCCTGAGCCTTGAGTTGCAGTTCTTGGGCACGAAGCTGCAACTCTTGCTGCTGCATCTGGATCACCGGGTCTTGCGCTTGCTGCTGGGCCTGCATCATCGCGGCCTGCTGCTGGCTCTGAGCCACGACCTGATTCGCCGCCTGCGCCATCATGGTGGACAGCGCGATCTCCACCTGCGGCGGGAGCTTCTCGTCCTCGGGAGGCAGGGGCATGCCCAACTGCGCTTCGATCTGCTTGCGCATCTTGAAGCCGATGTGCTCAGCGATGTGCGCTTGCAAGGCAGCAGCCAACTGCTGCGCCTGTGGGTTCTGTCCCAACTGCGCGGCAATCATCGGGTCTTGCATCATCATGTTGTGCACGGCGATGTGAGCGTCGTGGTCTTGGTGCAAGAACGCCTTGACGGGCTTGAGCTTGAGGATGTTCTGGTTCTCGGTGACCGGGTCGATGGGCTTCTGATCCTCCTCCAACGGGATGATCTTCTCGGCGTTCTTGATGCCCAGCACCTCCAGCATCCCACGGTGAAGCTCAGGCAGGTTGTAAATCTGCGGAGCCATCTGCGCCATCTGGATGGCGGCTTGGAACTGAACGACGCGCTGCGACAGCGTGGCAGCGTTGGGATCGCTGACGGGGATGACGTCCACCAAGTCGTAGTCGCTCTGCTTGGCACGCTTCGATCCGTACTCGGGATCGTAGGTGTAGTCCGGGTCCGTGTAGTCGCGGATCAGGTTCTTCAGGAGCTTGAACTCCTGCTTGAGCGAGA